TTACGGTCCCCTTCTGAGAAGGGCTATCGTTACCCGGCGATACGGGTAGCGAATTCAGGCCGGACCAGATTTCCACCGTACAGGATGTCAAACTGGAACGAGTTCTGCTTGTGCTGACGAACAACTTCGAGGCGCATGGTGAGGCCTGTGATGTTATCGGTCAGTTCAGTCATTGGATTGCCAGCCATCAACTGATCAAGATTGCTCTTGATCGGACGCGTCACGTAAGCGAATGCGCCACGTTGGAAGGCAAGGTTCACGACATGGGTTGCCTTGATCTGGATAACAGAGGTTGCCGAAGCAATCTGTTGCAGGGCCGGATCAATGGTTACGTTTTGAGCAACCGTGGAAACCAGAGTGTGAGCCGTTTTAGCGACATAGGTTTGGCTGTCACCGGCAATGGTAAAGACATCACCTACAACGATTGTGCCACCGGCTGTGAGGCCGTTTACGCCAAGGGTAGAGGAGCCGGCTGCGGTTGTGGAAGCAACCTGTGCCGAGACCACTGTACCCGTGGTGTGCGAGACAACGTTTTGAGACATGAAGTGATCGATACCAAACTTACGCCCGATTTCGCCTTCGATCTTCACCGCGTAATCGCCGGTCTTTTCCAAATCGGAATAAGCCGGGAGTTGCAATGCCTGATCTTCTGCGTCTGGATTCATAACAACCCGACGCTCACCCATTGGAGCAAACTGGTTGTTCAGAACTTTACGGGCTCCGGTGGTCGTGGCAACCGTGGAGAACGGGTTGACAGCGCCAGTACCGACAAAGCCATAGACGCCGGGATACTTGTTGTGGAGGAAGGTATCGACGTTGTTAGCGATGGCCCGCGCAGCTTCCGCGGTTTGCATCGGAACAAAGTGTCGGTTCCTGTCAATTTCCGTCATTTCCTTATCGGTCAGATGGAAATCAGTCATCTTCCACTGGTCAAGCGCAATCTGGACGAGGCCGGGTGTCTTATCGGCAGCGGCCTTGTTACCGGCTTGGGCAACAACCGAAGAAACGACCTGTGCTTTCGGCACGGGAACGTCAATGGTATTGCCTTGGGAGGCGGCTTCGCCTTGATAATCTGTATTGCAAAGACGCGGCATGACAGCGGCTTCGCGCAGGGTTACAAGACCTTGTGCAAGAATCTTGTCGAGAATGTTTGTGATCGTGTTCGACATTGGGATAATCCCTTCAATGAAATGGTAAGTGTAAGGGCCACTGACCCATCAATTGAACGGAAGACCACTGATCCTCGTTACGTTCTGCGCGAAGTATAACCGCAAATTCCGTCAGTGAGCAACAGTCTTCTTGCCTTCGGCAATATCACCAATGAAATCCCCGGCTTGGTCAGCACCAATCGACTGCACACCGTCCCCGCTGCCGCTACCGGAATCACCGCCGCCAGCACCGCCACCGGAATTCGGCTCGAACAAATAATCAGCGTCTTTTGCAAGTCCGCCAACCCATTCGTCAATGGTCAAGGGAGTTGCTTGCGCTCCCATGATCTGGGTATCGCCATCCATAGCAACGGGCTTTCCGTCTTCGCCAAGCTTCCAAACGCCACGGGCGCGGTTGCTGATATCTTGCAGCGCATCTTTACGAGCGCCTTTGGAAAGAGCTGCGTCTTTAATGGTGTCGTAGATTTTGATGTCGGACAATTCGCTGTCACGGGTTTCCAGATTGCCTGTTATTGTGGCAATTAATTCGTCCTTGGCCGCGATTTGGTTTTCGAATTCAGCCTTCATTTTTTCAACGCGCTTTTGAACAAGCTCATCGACTTTGCCTTCATCAAGCAAATCCTTATCGCCTTGATCTTCGATTGCTTTCAAGGCGGCACGGGCAGCTTCTGGGTCCAGATCGCCAAACTTGTCGGTTAATTCCTTGAGAGTTTTTTCACCGTCTTTGCGCTTGCGGTCCAGTTCGTCAGCCGTTTGCCGGACCTTCGCCACGCCGGGGTGATCTTTGATGGCGGCATAATCGAGTTCGAATCCGTTGCCGTCTTTGGCAGCGACATAAGCATCTTTGAAGCCGTCCGGCAGATCGTCGAGCGTTTCTAATCTTAGTGGTAAACCCATTCCCATAATTTTCTCCTATTGAATTTTGACGATATCATCCAAGAATTCGTCGGTTTGTTTTGAAAGTGCTGCGGCAAGGCTATCCCCAAGAACGGAGACTTCACCGACCTTGATCTTTTTTGCCACGTCTTGCGCGGATGCTAATTGATCCGGGCGGGTAAACCAAGGCTTGCCATCGACAAGGCCTTGATCGGTCATGTAGTTGTCGTCTTGGGCGTCAACGGTAACGAGCTTGGAATAATGTGAGCCGCCCTCTTTTCTCCAACCGAAGTCCGTTCCAGCCATGACGATTTCATCAAAGCCCATAAACTTGGCGAGTGCGAGAGCGCGGTTGGTGACAGTAAAGCCTCCGCACATGACGGCGGCGTATCCGTCAAACAATTCTTCATAGATTTGGATTTCCTGTTTCATCAAGGGAATGAGGGGGCAAAATTCATAGCCTTCGCCCATCGTCTTCAATTCGAATTCGCCTTCGACCATGCTGAATTCATCGTTCCCGGCTTCGACGAGCATTCCTTTGTCGTAGCTTGGGGCCGCTTCACCGCAAGCGCTGTGAAAGACTTTGATTTCGCATCCAGCGTCTTTGACGTGATCGAACAAAGCGGGATGGCATGAGCTGGCGAGGCAATACGTCACATCTTTATCAATCGGTGTCCGAGTAACTTGCCTATCTGAGCCGGGGTCCATCGCCACCGAATACTTGACCCTGATCCCTTTGTTTTTCAGGAACGGAATCGTTTCTTTCAGGCCGAAGACAACGTGATCTTTGGCAAGCCGTTTGACCTGTTTGAGAATCGCCTTGTTCTGAATGGTGGGACCGGTGGAGCAAATCAATGCTTTCTCACCGGCATGGCAACCCTTTTCGACCACCGGCAAACCGAGCGAAGCGGCATAGGCTATGTGCGGTAGCAATGAAGGGGCATCATCTGGACGCCTGAATTGGATTTTGGTTGTCACGCTTCCCCGTCCTTGGTCACTGACCAATCAACTGCCCCGTTATGGGGTGGATTATTTTTAGCGGGATCATTTCCCCATTGCAAGGGAAACCTTACTCGACCTTCGGAATCACTTTCATCCAAGCCGCTTCATTGCGGGTTTTAATCTGGGCAAGCGTCAGTCCCCGCCCCGTTGGTTCTTCAACGAATCGATCAAGGCTCAATCCACCATCACGAAACAGTTTTGCTTTGGCTTTGCCAAGGGTGTCGTTTTGAAATCCGGCTGGTTGACGGCGGAGCCAATCGCCATAGCTTAAATCACCCGGAACCTGACCATTCATCGAAGCCCTTGCCCCGCGCTTGATCTTTTTTATCTGGCTTGGCTTGAGGCCTTGTTTCCGCAAATTTTTCTGGAAAAGCTTGTCGATGTCGGCTGCACCGCGCCCCGGCTTCAACGTCCCCGGCTTGGCGAGTGATGCCCACGACTTCAACACAGGCGTAGTGATTGATCGACAATTCGGGTGAGCTGGCGGACGAGGCCCACTGTCAAGCGGATATGTGTTTCCGTCACGGGCCTTGCAGATCGAAGACGTGCGCCCGTCGAGTGTCGATGTCCAGCGCACCTTTTCCACTATGTCGGAGTTGGCATCGTAAAGCGCTTCGCGAGCCTGATTTGCTACGTGATTGATATGAGTTCTCACCATGGTCTTGGCAGATCGCCGGGTCACATCTTCCGCGGCCTTAAACCTTCTCACGATGTCGGCTGTCGAATCCCCTTCAATAACCCCCAGATTGATTGCAGACTCCAACCTTCCCAACCGGTCAGCCCCGAGCCTTGTGAACCACTTGCGAAGCGTCCTACCACCTACAGCACGTTTATCGACGAGAGTTCGTAAATTCTCCGGTGACGGCCGGAAGTTATTCAGCTCCACACCGACAGCCTCATTAAGCCGCCTAGACGCGATGTCGATCTCTTGCATGGATAAGTCCACAAGATTGCCTCTTGTCGTGTCGTGGAGGGCTGCGATGAGGTCACGGGTCTGTTCCCGGACATCTTTGAGGATGGCGCGAAGCCGTTTAGATCCCAACGTGCTTCGGGCTGCGGGTCCGAGCCTGTCAACGCGCTTGGCTATGCGGTTAATCAAATCTCTTTCAGCCGCGTTAAGCATGGTCACGATCTCACGCGAAGACGTGCCGCCATATCTCAAAAGAAATGTTTGGTGACGATTCGCGGCATCGAATAACTGCTCATTCGAATCAGCCATCGACTACGTTATCCTCAATGATAATTCCAATAGCTCCCGAGATTGAACCGCCTGACGATCCAATTTTTGTCATCATGCGAAGGTCTGCTTTTTCCAAAATCTTTAATGGAGCCACAAACTTCCGATGGTAGCCGGTCTGATAAAGGTCGCGGGTTGATCTTGTGTTCCAAGCCTCGCCAAAGGCACGGGTTTGAAGCATACAGTCAACGCCTTTTGCTACATCGACTCCGCCTTCAATGTCAGTGATGAAAGCCGTCTTGCCCAAAGGCACTGTCCAAAACGCTTGAAGTGATTGCCCGAAACCGGCTGTGGCGTCGAAGCCGATAGAGCCAAATATATTAGCTGGCTTGCCCGCGGTGATCGTTCCCGTGCCAAGATAGATGTGGCCTAAATTTGGGCCTGTGGCCCCGTCAGTCACCACCCGCATTCTTTGGATACGGAAAACGTCAAGGATGGCAGCACTTGCAAGCACCCCCGCCATATCGAGGGTTACTGATTGCTCCGCGTAATTGCTGTCGAGATAATCGACTTCAACAGTTTGAGCCCCTGCCCCGGCTACGGTGTCGTCGGCATCGCTTGACGAAAGATACATGGTCTGTCCGGAGGCGGGCCAAGCGTAATCGCCGCCTGTGCCATCACCCCACCACATAGTCTCGTAGGCGGTGCCTACGCCGTTGTTCATGCCAAATTTTTCGTTGGAAGCAACTCCCGGGATAGAGCCTTCGGAAATTGAGACAAGCCAACCGAGGTCCATGCCCCGAAGCATATTTTCCAGATACCCGTTTTCGTTATCGTCATAGCGGCCCATATCTAGGCTCCTTGATCTAACTCG